TTTTGCAACTTCAGCCTCTTTAATAGCATTTGGTTCACAATTCATACATACAATCCAGTCAAAGACCACGGTAGGTCTTAGTCTGAATCGCTCTGTTCTAGATATTGTCAGTCTATGTTTATGGGTTCTTTACGCTGCTAGATTGGAGGATATTCCCCTTCTAATTGCGACAACCTGTGAACTAGTGACTAGTATTTGCGTATTCGGCTTAATAATAAAGCACCGCAACATGATTTTTTCTTCAGTCAAAGACTATACACCACCACCAAGCCCACCTAGTGAACCAAAATTTGTTGTTATTGAGGTTAAAGATCGCCGTAATTCGGTTTAGTTATACTTCCATATATTTTCCGTAGCGAAGAAAATATATGGAGTCCGAATAGTAAAATTGATTCCTAGAATCACACGGCCACTAACCTAACAAATGCTACAAACTAAAGACTATAAGACCTTTAGGGTCGGCACCCACATATTTGAAGGGGCTAAAAATGCCAACAAGTGTCTGCCTGGAGACGAAGTTGAACCGACCGAGGCAGGATGTACTCTTAAGACTCGCTCTAACCATCATGTTTTGGCAGGTCTTATCGAACTGAATTCCAAGGTTCGCTACGGGTTTAGTAGTCGCAACGTTCCTATCTATTTATTCGTGCCTTTTAATGAGTCCTATCCGCCCTTCGTGGTCGGGTGCTCTGAAAAAGATACAACAAAGAATCGTTTGGCGCTGGTCAAGTTCGACAATTGGCTTGAGACCTATCCGCGCGGGCTACTACAGCAACTTCTGCCTATAGGAGCCGAAGAGGAGGCACTCTTCTGGACGTACACTCCGATAGCATGTCTCAAGTACAAAGGGCTGCTTCCTCCTCCACCGAGTATGGAGGGCCGGCGTTATTTGCCTGCACTTACGTTTAATATTGACCCACCGGACTGCCGTGACGTAGACGATGTTATCTCTATTGAGTATACACCGAATGAAGAAATCTATATTACGATTACGATTTCTGATGTGGCCGCCACGATACCAGAAGGGCACCCAGTTGACCTCTATGCCCGCAGTATTGGTCAGACCTTTTATCAGGACGGAAATCAGCCCAAGCATATGTTTCCTGGTCCATTGAGTGAGATGGCTCTATCACTTGTTCCAGGTGAGCCGCGCGCCGGCCTTTCGTTGCGATTTCCACTTTCTAATCCCAGCGAGGTCGAATGGTTCGAATCCTATGTAAATGTCGCTAACTCATACACCTACGACACAGTGTACGGAAATCAACTGATTTGCAACCCTCTCATCATGATGGCCACTATCCTAGGACAACCGTCTCAAGACAGTCACGAATGGATTGAGGTCGCAATGAAGTTCTACAATACGGAGGCAGCCAAACTGATTCAGAAGGCTCAGTCAGGCTTTCTTCGAAGCCATCGGGCTCCAGATGTAGAGCGCCTTCAAAAGTATACCGCAGTTGACCCTGCTCTCAAATTTCTAGCGTATAATTCGGCCACGTACGTAACGGCAAACGATCCGAATCCGGCACATTGGGGTCTTAACGCCGCCGTCTACACGCACGCAAGTTCGCCGATTCGGCGCTACGCCGATCTTGTCAATCAGCGCGTTATCAAGGCCTATCTATCAAGAAGTCCTATACCAATGCAGCAGGATCCCACCCAACTCAACGCAATAGCCAAACAGGCGAAAAAGCACGACCGCGACCTCGTCTTTGTGCGCGCGCTTCAAGAGAACATGAATGACCAAACAACCGGTCAAATCATTGATATTCAGTATATAGGCGCTATAACGAAGATACATGTTTTCGTAAAGCAGTGGGCTCTAACTGTCAAACTAAAGTATCTAACCGGACCCGAGCCGAATACGGTTATATCAAAAGATGAAAAAACAATATACATAGTACAAATTGGACAACAAATCAAGATAGCCTATTACGCTGATATGACGGCCCGAGCCTGGAAGCGTCGCATGGTTCTACGCCTCTGCAATTAGAGTGCCAGAAGGACCAGCCGGTAGAACTAGTTCCACCTTCACTTCAGCAGGTTCGGTCAGCGGAACACCCGTCAGAGCCTTCTCAACCTCCGCCATAGCCGCCTTTACGCGCAGCAGGTCTTTTTCACACTCACTGTAACTCTTCCACCCGTATGATACAGTCTGCTGGGTCTGATTATGGAAATAGAAAGCAAGGTAGGGTGTACCGTAGCAGGTCGTGTGAATACTGACGTTCGCAAGGCTGGGAACATGAATAACGTTGTTACCGATTCGAACGAAGCGTGCCATTTTCTTGACTACTCTACTAACATATATTTCTCTTCAATTTTAATCTGCCACAGCCGATTAAAATTGATTCCTCTTCGGCTATTAAATTAGCCCAATAAATGCAAATAATTCTTCTAGCCGGCTATGCGGGTTCCGGAAAAGATACAGTAGGAGCCCTATTTGTAAAGCGTGGCTTTACCCAATTTGCCTTTGGACACGAAGTCAAAGTACACAGTTCGCAACTCCATGGCTTCCCGTTTGAACTTACACAGACACAAGAAGGTAAAGAGTTTCTAGTGAAGTCGCAACACAATCATCGGATAGCGTCAGTACGTACATTTCTTATTGAGGACTCTGCTTATATGAAAAAATTAAAAAATAATCCTGCCTATTGGGCTACCAAGGTTGCGGATGCCATTCTAAAAGTAAAAAGCGAAAATGTAGTTATCACCGATTGGCGTTTTAAGGCCGAATACGAAAATCTAAAGCAAACCTTTCCACACGCGAACATAATGAGAATACGTGTATACAGGCCTAGCGTGACGCCTCTTGAGTCATTTTCAGAGCATGAACTTGACGAAGAGCCCATGACATTTACTATTCATAACACCGGTACCATCGAAGAATTAGACAACCAAGTCAAAGAAATTCTACATCTCAATCAGAATGACTACGGACGTCTGGTTCCGATGTAATAATTCTGGTCTAGGCGACCGATTACTCGACACTATCGGCTTCTACGTCCTATGTAAATTCTTACATTACGAACCTTATCTAAAATTAAACTGCGCAGGCGTGCCGCAGTGGGGAAATTATGACGAACGACTTTTTATATTCACCGGTCTACACACCACACAAAGTCAAAGCCAGTTATATATTCATTCTCCGAATTCATCGGCCTCTTTGTCGCCGTACAAAGTCTATGAGCATGTAAAGAAATTTGTGCCCCACGCTAAATTCGAAGAAATTGCAGCAGAATTTTCCAGCGCCGCCAAACAAATTATCAAACCATCCGAATTAATTTCAGGACGAATTCCGCTAAGGATAGAAACTGCGTACGGCGTCCATTTGCGAAAGAGCGATAAAGTATCGGAAACAGGCAATCCTCATCTCTGTACTAAAACTGATTTTCAACTTATTTACAGTAAATTAATTGATACGATTGTCGAAATTGTAATGACAGAAGATAAGCCAACTTTTTTCGTCGTCAGTGAAGACAAGGCATGGCGCCAGGAGGTCCAAGACTTAATCGTAAACAAAATAGTCGTTCCGAACAGTAACAAAGCCACAGTATTAAAGCCAGATTACACGAACGCAGGCTATGAGAATTTTGAGAGTGTTCTGGATACGTTCTGTCTATCCAAATGCAAAACAATTTTACAAGGCGTGAACTTCTCGGCCTTTTCAACGGTGGCTGCTCTTCTGGGGTCAAATAAACTTGTAAATTATTCACATCATTTGAACCGTTATAGATATACTAATTGTATGATTCATTTATGGACGTCGGTTTTAGAAATTAATTCAGCCGCCAAATCGTATGACAAGGCAGCACATCAAAGAATATGCGCAAGTGCAAAGAATCTGACGACAAATATCACAGCGACTGTACCCACGGCGGATTAGGACAACTTGTATGTAGACGCGACCAGATGGCCGGCATAAAGATGGGTCCGTTACCCCGAATACCAAAAGCGCCGAACCAACTAAAGGACGAATTTGCGCAAATCGCACCAGAGCAGCGGGACATTAGGTAAAGGGATTCCCAGATACCTATAAATGGAGGAACGATGCGCACGTCTTCTGTCATGAGCCCATAGTCCTCCAATTTCAGCTTCGCCGGTTGGTCGCTAAACACCAGAAATGTAGCAACAGGGTCAGCAGCCCGTATGCTACGAACCGCCTCGGTATAATAGGGTCGCTTATCCATATCAAATTCCGAATCAACATAATCACCGAGCCGAAAATGAACAAAATAAGTATGCGCAAAGTCAAGCCCAGAGCAATCATAGCGACACTCTTTGGGTCGCGGGACAGTCCAAGAGTCGCGCACCCCAACCGGAAAATATTCAAAGTTCTGAAAATATCCGTGTAGTACAATCGAACCACTTATATCAGGTATAGTATTATGGCTGTAATGCGAACCCTTTTCTTCGACGCACTGATTCCATCGCATCCGTTCGCGATGAACTTTTACGCGCGGAAAGAGAGCCAACAATAGTTCTTTAGTTGCTCGCGGATTCGTATGGGGATTATGGGTCATATGTTCTTCATAAAATACAAACTGACGGCCAGTACGCTCTGCGTACCCAAGCCCCGCCATGATTTGAAAGAGGCGATTACCGATTCCACCACCCATGTGAACAGAAACCAGTCGACCTGAACGCGTGGTCTGGATACGGTTCCGTGGAACAATATCTATCTGCCCCGAACCCTGTTGCCAAGAGCTCATTTAAATAGTTTGACATTTTTCGGTTTAAACCGAAAAACCCAAGCCTTATTAGAATGGCAGCCGCCGCATACGAAGCCCTTACAAAGAATATTCCTGTTACGACCTGCGTAATTGATACAGAGGAAGAGGATGGTGAATACGATTGTTACGACATTAAGCAGAGCCCAGCCCTTCTACAATTTGTTGTTAGTCGCCTGCCTACAGTATTCTATGTTAGCGTATTTCCCCTGGATACTGAAAACGCAGAGCAAGTATTCAACCTTACATTTTTTGACGAAGAGAATAAGCCCATCGGTGGCGCTGAACTGACATCCAGTCAAATATATTGGGATGATGATAACTGAACGACTTAAAATACCAAAGATAGGAGTAAATAGATGTACTATTTTCTCCTAAATCCTTATCAAGGACCCACAAAAGCGAACTATCAACATTCCTGTATCGTATTAGCCGAAGGCTTCAAATCACTCGGAATCCAGTTTGGTGCGAACATAGATTACTATCCAGACAGTTCAGGTGTTTATCTTTTCAATAAAATCGAACCTACAGACGCAGACTGTATGATAACATCAAGTCCCGAAACATTAAAAACAGAGTGTACACGCGCTAGTAAATTGGTTGTATTGGATACAAAAGACGAATGGGCTCGTCCGCCCTCTCTAGAGTTTCTATCGATAGCACATCGTTATTTTACGTCAACTTGTTCGGAACCGAATGAAAAGATTCGTCCGTTCTGTTTTGCTGCATCAAATCGAATGTTATCGATTACGGACAGACCGGCGCTGCCCTGGTCAGAGCGCTCCGATAAAATAGTGTGGGCGCATCGTGTCGATAATCATTATCTGCGCAACTATATAAAAGAGTATTATATTAAAAAGAGAATATTCATAGAAACATATTTAGACAATTTTGAAGCTCCGCCGGCGGAGGCTCTACATGAATGGAATCATACCGGCCGCCGACACAGTCCGGCCTATTTTAACTTTTTACGCCAGCACAAGTACATTGATGCTCATGGCGGCTATCCTACGAGGCGCAGGAATCAAATCGTTCAGTGGGATAGTTGGAAGGTATGGGAAGGACTCTTATCGGGTTGCCTAGTTATAACAGCCGACCTGGACTATTACAATATTATCTTACCCTACAAACTAGTTCCCTACGTGCATTATATTCCTATTCGGTATGACCAGTTACAGGAGTCGTATGATAAACTATTTACCTTATCTGAAGAGGAAAAAGAGCGTATAGCCCTAACTGGTCGCACCTTCGCGCGCACACATTTTTGTCC